AAGCCGCTGCTCCGGATATTTACGAGACATCAAAGCCAGCGGTCGGGCAGATCCCGATTGACGCCTACAAAGCCAAGGACGCCGCATTGAATGCGGACATTTCTGGGAAGTATCAAGCATTGCGCGATGCGAACGCGGGGCAATTCCCGCTTGACGTTAAAGCGTTCGTCAATTCCGCAAATGACGCACTGCATAAGAATCTGCTTTTCGACCACGTTCCCGGAGCAATCAGAACCACGATGAATCGCCTACTAGAAAATAACAGCATGACATTCGAGAATTTTGAATCCATGCGGACTAATCTTGCGCGCATCATGCGCTCGGCCACGGCGGACGGAAATGAAAAGGCAGCGGCTGGAACCATCAGGAGCGCATTAGAGGCGTTGCCAATGACGCCAGCGGCGGAAGCGGCTGGATTGAAACCGCTGGCAGATGCTGCTCGAGCAGCCGCGAAATCGCGTTTTGATTTGATCGGCGCTGATCCTGCTTATAAGGCCGTCGTTAATGGGAAAGCGATTCCAGACAATTTCATTCAGAAATACGTTGTAAAAGCTCCACTAAAAGATGTGCAGACGATGAAACAGAACCTATCCGAAAGCCCTGTAGCGCAGCAAGCGATGGCATCAGGAACTATAGATCATCTGCGCGATGCGGCGCGGATCGGCGGCGACAATACCGGGAATTTCGCTCAGGCTAGTTTCAATAATGCCCTAGATTCTCTGCGGCCAAAATTGAGCGTAGTTTTTCAACCGGAACAGCAACAGCATCTTGAAAATCTTGGCTTGGTCGGCAGACTAGTAAAGGGAATGCCAAGCGGTTCATCGGTCAATACATCAAATACGGCTGTAACGCTTTTGAAAGAGGCGGCAAAAAGTAGCGCAGAGGGAGCAGTTAATGTAGCCGCTCATGGTATTCCTATTGGTACTTGGGGGCGCAAGGTCGCTGGCAGGATAAGCGATGCGCGGGCAGTAAGGGGAACGCTAGCGCCTGGGGCCGGAATACTTCTAAAGGACGTTGGTAAATGAACCTATTTCACAAGATGAAGTTTCGTAGGTGTGCGCTTTTGTGGAACTTCCTTGGGCGCATCGCAAACAATGCCATCGTAATCTTTGATGACATATTCTTCGCTCTTGGAAAATTCGAGCATTCCGAAAAGGCTATGCCGAACTTTCAAAAGCAAAATGAGTATCAGGTAATCAATGCCCATAAAGGAAGCCTAGCATGAGCGTCTCACTTTGTCCAACCTTCGGTATCGGCTGGCAGGGCTTCACTTCCAGCGGCATTCCCCTCAATGCGGGGCTGATCAATACCTATGCGGCCGGCGGGACTACGCCACAAGCAACCTATACCAGCAGCACCGGCGGAACGCCATGCGCAAATCCTATCGTATTAGCTGCCGATGGTCGTCCTACTACTGAGATTTGGCTTACCGATGGTCTGGCTTATCGTTTTGATCTTACCGATTCATTGGCTAATCTGATTAAGACGTATGACAATATAAATACTAGCACTCTGTCTAGCAATCTAGTTTTTACTAGAAACGAAACGGGAGCTGTAACGCGCACCGTAAAGGACAAATTGCTTGAGATAATGACCGCAGCGGACTTTTCTTCTGCGGGAAACTATGCGGCAGCCCAAGCGGCCCTTCTTTACAACCAGTTTGCAGCAACACCAGCCGGATCATGTGGAAACTTGACGGCAACCGGAAATGAGTTGACTGGCCTTGGGTTCGAGGCTCTTTCTTTAGTGACGACTAGCATAGGAAGTACGGCCGTCGGTGCAGAAGCCTTGTTTCAATTAACGAGTGGAAATTACAATTCAGCTTTCGGACTGTCTGCATTACGCTTATGCACCACGGGGTATCTAAATACTGCGGTTGGCATATCAGCCGGAACCAATACCACGTCCGGCTATGGAAATTCGTATTTTGGGTCCACTGCGGGGAAGGGCAACACAACAGGGCAGAGCAATACTGTGGTTGGGCTAAATGCCGCTTTGAACGTGGCCACAGGAAGCGTGAACTCGGTGATTGGCGTTGAGGCTCTCACCGGGAACGTGGCCCGCGACTGGTGCCTGTTCAACACATTCGCGGCGGGACTTCCTAATTGGGTTCTCGGGGCGGGGTGGACGGATGGCGGTGGTAGTGCGGCCAAGAGTGCAGATGGGACGGGAACACTTACCCGCGTTGGCGATGACGCGCCAGCGAATGTCATGGTGGGGCTTGCATTCACCGTTACTTTTACGGTACTCAATTACTCCGTAGGCTCTGTGACCTGCACCGTTGGCGGGCTTACGTCGGGGGCTATCTCGGCTAATGGTGTGGTCACATTCAGCGGCACGACAACTACGACAGCGCCGCTCACCTTCACGCCAACGAATACATCGCGCTTCAACATCAATACCGTGACTATGTTTATGACTACTCCAGTATCGGCTAGCTCCAACGTGGCGCTCGGTAGTCAGTCAATGTGGTATCAAGTAACGGGCGGATATAACGTCGCTGTAGGACAATTCGCCCTGCATCTGAACGCCGTCGGGTCTAGAAATATCGCTCTCGGAGCATATGCCGGATTTTACGAATCACTCAGCGACAAGTTCTTCGTCAACAACCGGGACCAAACTACCGAGGCGCTAGATCGCTCGAACTCGTTGCTTTACGGCGTCATGGACGCCTTGGTGGACAATCAATCGTTAGCAATAAATGCAGGATTAGTCCAGGTCGGCACTAGATCAGTTGGCATCGGCATCGCAGCAAATTCTTTGCGGGCGCTCTTTTTGGGCGGCCCGATAAATGGCGGAACAACAAGCTATGGGGCTGATATCGCTGCCGTGTTTGGTAGTGGCGTAACAACCCTCGGTATTGCCGAACACGTTGGAATTGTTACCAAAGCGGCCGCCTACACCATGACGAACGGTTACGGCCTTCAGATCGACTCTCCAATCCTGGGGGCGGGGTCAGCAATAACGAACGCCTACGGATTGAAAATTGAGAATCAGGCGGCGGCTGGCACGCTCAACTATTCGATATACACCGGGACCGGTAGAGTACACTTTGGCGGCATTCCTACTTCCAATGCCGGGCTAGTGACCGGTGATATTTGGGCGAACTCGAACGTACTTACGATAATTCCTTAAGAGGGAAACATGACACCTGAACAGATGACGATTGAACTACTGAAGATGCAGCGAAATATAGCAATGGACCAGGCGCTCAATGCGGCCGTAATGGCGCAGCAGCAAAGCGACCGTGCCGATGCGTTGCAGAAGAAACTTGACGTGTTTGAGCCGAGGGAGGGGGCGGAGAAATGAAAATAATACTCTGTCTGCTTACCGCCCTTCTAATATCAGGCCCCGCGCTTGCTCAGACCATCCCGTTTAATGTAGTCGATCCATCCGGCATATCCAGATTCGGCGTCAACAATGCGAACGTATCCGTCCTGGGCGACGTTCATCCATCTGTTGCCTTGGCGGTCGGATACAACAGCAACCGGCTCATATCCAATCATCAAGTAGGCGTCTATGTCCCCCTTCTCGGGAATGCTTATACAGGCGGTTCTTATGGGTATGTGATTGGTTATGAAACGGCCTTGGGAACAGCATCTGGAAATTACCATCCTAGTCGAGTAGTGAGTTTCCTTGTTGGCGGAATTGCCAAGGGCGCAGGAACTTCAATCGGTCAGACTATCGGTCTTGTAACGGAGGATGAAACGGTCGGAGATGCTAATGCTTCAATCGCTGACTTCAATAATACTTTTACTGGAAACTGGTTTATCAACTACGCAGGAACTAGAGCAAGCCATCTAAACGGCGACTTGATTCTTGGTGACAATAATAACGTCCCAATTCTAAGATTTGCAGCTTACTATCCCTATACCAGTGAAGGCGTGATCTATCGAAGCGGAAACAATTTGCTGATTGCGACTACCGGAATAGGCACGAGAGTCAGTATCGATCTTGGAACGGGCGCTGTCAGCATTCCCGGACTCGGATACGGCGGCGGCACGCTTTCTGTCAGCCCCTCCGACAGCGGTGGAACTGGCTACAGAATGGTTCGAGTTCCCAACTAAAGGAGCGCGTGATGACAACGGATGCGGAGTTTGAAAAGCGGCTAAATCAGCGCAGTTCTGATCGAGAATTAACCAATATTCATACTCGCATAAACGATTTGTCCGCAGACGCCGGAATGATGCGAAAGAACCTTGATGCGCTTCATCACGAAATGCGAGACATAAGAACGCAGACTACCTCTACGCAAAAATGGGTTGAGGATAACTCGAAGATAACGCGCGAGATTAGGGACTTACTCGGTTCGTTTGCCGTTATCAGTTCATTCGCAAAATGGATCACTACAGTCGCGGCAGCGATAACGATAGCGTGGGCAATTACTAAGGGATGGTTTGTAGGTAAATGACTGAAAGGAGATTCACCATGAACATCTGGATCGTAATTCTCATCATCCTTCTGCTATTCGGCGGCGTCTCCATCGTGCCAGGATTCGGGTATTGGGGTGCGCATTCATACGGCTGGGGGCCAAGCGGCGGGATTGGGCTCGTCCTGCTGATTATCCTTATACTCGCGCTCACCGGGCGATTGTGATGGACGATGTAACCAGACAAGCGCTACTCAGCGCAACCCGCACCCTGCTAGCAGCGGCTGGCGCATGGATGGCGACGCACAAGTACATCGACGCCGGCGCAGCCGATCAGATCGTAGGCGCAGTGATGGTCATTATCCCGATCGCTTGGGGCATGTGGCAAAAGTACAGCGCCGAGAAGAAAACGGCCGTCCGAGAAGTTGCTGCGGTCAATGCGGGAGCTGCGGCAGCAACAATGGGCGAAGTCGGTCCCACTGTGCGAACTGTCGACGTGCCCCAGATTATCGAGAAGTTTTCACCACCCGTAGTTCAACAACCGAAAGGAGCAACGCCCGCATGAACGCACTCGCGTCGTTTTTAGCACTACTCAATCCCTGGGCCTGTCTATTGGTTCAGGCCGTAACGATGGTCGAACAGATCGCGCCGAAGGCCGCTACGCCTCCGACCGGACCGGACAAGAAAGCTGCGGCAGTCGCGGCTGTAATTACGGCAATCAATGTCGCGCCGGCTATCGGGCAGGAAGTAACCGATCTACAGGCCGCCATCAAGACGAACGACCCGGCTACCGTCACCGCTGGCATCGGCCACGGCATCGAAATGGCGCTGTCTATCTGCCGTGCGTTCGGGATATTCTCGAAGGCGGGGATTGTGCAGGCGGCGGCACCGTTGGCTACGGCTCCGGATAATAGCCTGACCCTCGGCGGCTAAACGTCCACGCGCCGTGAACCGTTCCGACTTGCAGGCGGCGCTCGAACAGCCAAACGTGCGCGCCTTCCTGAAGGCGATCCGCCTGGGCGAGGGCACCTCAGACGATGCAGGCTACTATCGCATCGTCGGCGGGGGCGCCTTCACTGACGACGCGCAGCACCCGAATGTGCGCGTTTGGATCGAACGGTACAAGGTCTATTCAACCGCGGCGGGCGCTTACCAGATCATCAACCCCACATGGCGCGCGCTGCTCAAGCAGTACGGCTTCCCGGATTTCAGCTCGGATTCACAGGATGAGGCGGCGGTCGCCCTGATTGCCGGCCGTGGGGCGCTCCAGGACGTGCAGGATGGCCGGTTTAAGGAGGCCGTGGCGAAGTGCAGCGCTGAATGGGCGAGTCTGCCGGGTAGCGCCGCAGGCCAGCGCGTCGAGGCGTACGATGCAGTCCTGGCCGTGTATCAGCAGAACGGCGGGACGGTGGCTTGATGTGGTCCCCGGCTCCCCTGAATGGTGGGAAGCCGTCCGCCGGGAGCATAATGAGTTCTGGACGAAGATCGGCGCTAGGGGTGTGTGGGGAAAGTTTGCCGTCCATATCCGCAAAACGGCGCCCGCCAATGCGAAAAGGATTCCTCCACTTCCCAGGTCGCGCACACTTGATTGTATTCGGCGGCATCTTCCATCCCTTCTTGCGCGAAAGCTGGACACGGATAGGCTTACTCACGATGCCACCGTAAAGCAAATTGAACATTTATAACGTTTATGAATGCCGCATAAGCTTGAACCGTAGGCGGTCGATCCGGGATTAGCTTGCTCTGGACTCACATGCTTGAATCCGCCTTCAAGCTTAGCAATGGCAAAGCACACAGAACACAGAACAGTCAGGAACATTATGAATTTTACAAACTCTAATTGACTGATACCAAGGACTAGCAACAGGTAACTTGCGCATTTCGTCAATCGTAGCCTTCAGTTCTGCAATCTTCTTGTCCTTTGCCCCATCTATCGCGTGTATGTACCCGGTAAGTTTCTCGTTGTCGTGTCGTTGCCGCTCTACTGTGTCAACGGCAACCTGATAATGCGTGGTCATTTGAGCAAGCTGTTCGAGGATATGTTTCTTGTCGTCAAACGACATAACTGCCGCTTCGCGCTCAATTTCTAGCAAATGTTCAAGATCGCGGATCGCAGCGATCAGATCGGTTACTGTCCTGAACGTGAATTGCAATGGATCGCAAGCGTGTAATAAAACTTGAGCTTGCTTCAGCCGTCCGGTGTAGTTGCTCATTTCGTTCTCCTAGCAACGCATTGAGAGAAAGGGTACGGGGATTGAGAGTTATTCCCCGCTCGTTTTAGCCTTGCGTAGTGCAGCGAAGAAAGGCTATATTTGTCAGTGTAACGCTGCATTTTCAAGTTTCTTTCAGATTCGGCGTCTAGTGTCAGCAACGTATTGATTTGTGACTAATCCAGCCGGAAGATAGTTCTTGACAGCGACCTGTAGCGGTCTGCGTCTGCTGAACCACAATAGGTAGTGGGTCAACATACCTCACACCACTACGGACGGTAAATAGGCGCCGCTCTCCAGATTCGATGAAGTAGCCTCGATAATCAGGATCAGTGAAGCGTTTTTGAATGTTCATTTTCGACTCCAGCCTTTCGGAAGCAGTTTCGTAATGCGGCTGCGCCGTCCGCCAATGATCCGGTCAAACTCGAAGCGCCAGCGGGATCGTTCTTTGCTGTAGTAGATCGGCATTTGGCTAGATGGGCGTCCAGGTCGTCACGGCTAAAGCGGATACGCCGAGCCGAGAGAGTATAGCGCGGAAGGTCGAGTTCGTAGATCGACCGAACCGGGATGCTCAGATGCGCCGCAGCTTCGCGCGCGGTAAGCAGATCAGCCAACGTCCATCCCCACTATCTCAGCCGCCCGCTGCTTGTCCTGTTGCATCTTGGCTACGCATTCGCAGATGGTGCGATTTAGGTCAATATCCGCTGACAACGCAACACAGTCGCCGTCGTCTGTGCACGTGTAAGCGCGCCATTGACTGAGATACGTCTGGTTTGGGGCTATCAATTCCACTTGGAACTTCTTCACCAGCGCCATAGCCTGCGCGTCGTCGTGGAGAGGGTCGTACCAATTTCCCGTTGACAGCATCACGGCACCTGGTCGTTCAACGTTACCATTGCCACCGCCGAAAGAGGTTACATTCTCTCCGATAACATTAAATTCCATCACCTCAGCGCACAGTCGCGTAATCTCTAAGTCAGTCATGCTTATCTCCAATCAATTCGCTAGCTCTCTGCTTGTCCTGCATCGTGACCTCAGATGCAGGTCCGACGAAGGGGAGCAGGGCGGTCATGGTGCGACCTTGACTTTTTCATAGCCGCAATCGCAAGGTCCATTAGGATACGCAGGCATATTGTGGACAGCGCAATCGGAGGAGTGCTGACTAGCGCTCTTGGCTGCGATAGCATCTTCCATCCACATTACGGATTGGGCGTGTTCCTCTGCCAGATCGCGTTCGATTCTCCTAGCAATCTCAGAAGAGATAAGCTCCGCCTCACCTTCATAGAAGGAGTGCTTATCGACCCTTGGAGTCGGTATTCTAGGAATACATATAGGGCAAGATTCGTAGAAATCTGAGTCCCAATTAGTCCCGTGCTCATCACAACGCATAATGCTCATTTGTTTCTCCAGTCATGTTGGCGATTTAGAAGGTCAACGGATTTGAGTATTTCATCCATGCCCGGCGGGTACTCTTTGGCATAGTTGCTCATATCTGCCCCGAAGCGTAGTCGCACCAGATGCTGTAAACAGCCCTGCAAAGATCAACGTCAATCATGGCGTCTAGCTCATCTTTGGTGTAATTGCATTCCTCGAAACCAGCCGCTTCGTCTATTGCAGCGCTTCTTTCTTCATCGTCCAATGCGCGACCATCGTCTATGACGGACCACAAAAAGTCCTCTGTAATTTTCATCCCTCAATCTCCCTTACCCAATCGTCTAACGGTTGAGGTGGCTGCAATTTCCCGTAGCAGTGGCGCAGGACTTGGCGTGCTTCTAGGTAGGCGGCTTTGAGATTGTTTATCTCTGTAGCGTAACAGTTGCATTCTTCACTCCTATCGTCCGCGCTCCCTTCTTCGCTTAGCGGGCACGAGTACCAAGAATCCTCGCACTCTTGGTGCTTTTGTTGATGCGCCGCCCATTCCGTCGCGGCTTGATGATCTGCGCTCATGGATGCTCCTTCAAGTAGTCGCGGAGGGCACGTTTTGCTTCTTGTTCTTGTGGCGATACTCCACTAGATGAATATGCCAACACCTTCGCCAACTCGCGCAGTCGCTCGTTATCCGTCGCCAGTTCCGCGCAGGTTGCTACGCTGCGTTTTATGTCATGCTTGAGGCGCTGGATTTCTGCTTGCTCATACGCTAGTCCCTTACACGGCGCATCGCTGTTGAGGATGCAATTAGCTTGTCGTATGATTGAACCGCTGCGCAGGCGCTTGAGTTCGGCCTCTAGTTCTTCTGTACGGGTTTGCCAAGAATGGTCAGCGTTTTTCCATGCAGACATTTGAGCGTCACGCCCCCTTTGATATTCTTTAGAGTTAGCGGTTCGCTGCATTTCAAGATCGCTAATAAGGTTTTTATGTTCGTTGGCTAGTCGAGTTTCATCTTCTTCTTTATAGTGAATCTTCATATCTGCGTTCACGATTTCCTCCTTTCGATTTCAGCGCGGATAGCGTCAAAGCATGAAGTCAATGCTATTTCCTGCGCGCCATCGCAGCACTCTGGAATAACGTGATCGCGTTTCCAGTTAGCTACTAGATCAGCGCACCACTCCATCCCTTCCACCTTGGCTGCTGTGAGGGCGGATTCCGCTTCCTCCCGCGCCGTGCGCTCGGCCTCCAGCGTGTCCTGCGAAGGCGCGAGGGCGACATCGAACCACTCGTCTTTGTCATACTCATTAAGGTTGGTCATGGCTTTGGCTCCAGTCCGTAGCGGCTACGAAGCAAGTTAGCAACTCGTGCCAAGGCTTCGTGAAAAGCATCGTTTTCAGCTGTGCAAGTTTCAATGAATGCTGCGCAGTCGCGGACGATGGCTTCATTTAGTTTGTCATCTGACGCCATAGCCATTTCGCGTGTTTGTAATTCCTCTGGCAGCTTCATACTTCTCCCTTCTCGCGCATGGCGGCTCTGTAGGCGTCACAGAATTTCTTCGCCATCCAATCATTGTCTAGGTTGTAGGAAAAGTGTTGAACACCAGCATGACAGTGAACCCACACCCCATCTTGCCCTGCTTGCAATTTCACGTACCGCTTCGCATCCAGATCGTCCTGCGGTGGGACGGGGATGACAGTGGCGGCAGCGAGAGAATTCTTAGCAATTTCGTACATTGCATTCCGCTCGGTTTCTGGAAAGTTGCGGAACTTGCCTGTTTCGTCTGTTCCATCCACTCCGCAGTCCTTTATCCACATTATGTGTTTAAGCGCATCCACCATCTCCTGCGGCGCTTGCTCGGCTGGTGGGGCGGCATATGGATGGAACTGGAAACCTCGCTGGTAAAGCATCATGCAAAAATTGGCTATGTCAACCGTGTCGCCTTTGGTGTAGTGTTCAAACAGGAGGTCACGCAGATGTTCAATTGCACATCTGTCCGGGTCATCCCATCCGTCGTATCCCTCGTCGCGCTTTTCGGCTAACTTCTCTTTCATCTTTTCGGCGAATAGATCAACCGCTATATCGTCGCTATGTACCGGCTCGCCTTGCTCGGCCATGAGGCGATGGGCAAAGTCAACAATCCACACATTACTGCTAGCATCACCATCGAAGTTGATTGACGTTTCTTCCGCTATCCGCAGCGCCCGTTGTTCCGGTGATTCAGCCATTTTCATTCTCCCTCGGCAATGAATTTACTATAGCGCGATAACAATGCGCCGCTGATTCCGATCTATCCGCGCTCCGCCATGCGACCTTGCGATTCTCTGGCGGCAGGTCGAAGAACATCATCGCGGTCCGGAAGTCATCGCGTAGTTGCGCAGATTGCTGTGCCGATATACTCATACGGATAGGTCCAGCGCCCCGGCACCAAGGGGAACGGATGAAGGCCGCTCCGGTGCTTGCGCGTCCGGAATGCTGCCGGGGGCTGGATTCATAAAATAGGTCTTGATGCGCTTCTTGCCGCTAGCAGAAACCAAGATGGTCCATTCGTCTAGTATCGGCTCACCGGCGCGTCGATGCTCGTTAATGCGCTGCTGTCCCGCCGTTGTATGGAACCGTATCAGCATGTTCAGAACGGTCAATCGCTGGCCGGACTGAAGCGCTTGCAGGATGGAAGATTTTGCGTTCATCACGCCCCCGCTGCTATCTGCTTAAACGTCGCGTGCCTAGCCTCACCAATCGCCTTACGCTGCGCCTCGGTAATGGACAGCCACCACGCGCGATAGCGTTCTGTTCCTGTCGATGCAAATTCCTCTGCCTTAATAAGCAGTGCTTCATCCGCGCTAGGCTCCAATCCCGCCGCAGTGCCAGGAGAGACCGGGGAAGTCTGCGCATCTGGCGAGGGCTGCGACGGGCTGGAACTCTTTACAAGCGGCTTTACAGTAAATGGCTTCTTGTTCGCTCTGGTAACGGTAAGCGCCAGTGTAAGCGATTTTTCAATGTCGCTCATGTGGCTGATGCGAATGCCGCCGACTTCCATCCCGCCCCATTTTACCTTGGGATCACAGTACAGGGTGAGAGAGCGACCGATGTACTTGGCTGAGTCTGTGCCCCATGCAGAGACCAGAACCCGCGCCATGCTTTTGCAACAGCGGTATGCCTTGTCGCTACCATCAAAATAGATTGAAACAGGCTGTTCTGTTCCGGGTGATACTTTTACGCTGGCAATCTTGATCGTTAACGGCCCAGACAACAAATCATCCGCGTTAATCTGGTCCGAACGCGGGACAATAACTTTGGACATGTCGTTCAAAATATCACCTCATCACGGGTTTTGCGCTCAGTCGGAATAAGCCCTTTGATAGCGCCAGAATACGCAGCCAGATTACTCGCCAGCCGCGTCTCGAATCCAGTCGCCGCCTCAAGTATCGCATCCTGCACTTTTTGGATCGAATAGCAGCGCAGAACGAACATGGGCAAGCCGCCTGAATAACTGACAAAATCGCACCATTTGCGCTCGCTGACCATGAGTCCGGTTTGCAACTGAATCATGTACTCTGGCGGAGTCACGCCTTCAACAATCGTCTGCACCTGGTACTTAGCGCGACGTGATTTGCATTCGACTTGACCGTCAGCGCCTACAAGCGCATCCGGGGAATAGCCGATAGTAAATCCGAACTTGTCATTTGTGATAAATCCGACGCGCTCGATCTTCGCATGATTCTCGCTGTACAGTTCTAGCGCGTCGATTTCGTCATCCATTCCTCGCAGCATGTCGTCGCTCACATAGCGCGGCTCAACGTACTGTGTGATGCGTTGGGCGAGCAATTCGTACAAGTGGCCGCGCTCTTTGTCGTTGGATGCAGCTTTTAGAGTCGGCGTAACGATTAGGTGCATTTCGCTGGCGGTAAGCAAGCCGCAACGAGCAGCGGCCCATTCTTCCGATCCTTGGATCATTTCATCCCCTTAAGTATATGCACCTTCACGGCTTGCTCCACAGTAACCAGATCGGATGCAACTCGCTCGGCCTCTGCTTGCTCGCGCAATTTAGCGCGTACCTTGTTGAACTTTTTCAGGAGATAGCCAGGTTTCCGGCTTTCCTCGGCGATAGAGTAATCGTATGCCCTGCATATCTTGCCCATTATTTCGGTTCCTTTGCTAGACCGCGCCATAATTTGTCTTGAGCAGCGCAATTTCCGAAGTCAGTTAGATAACTTTTGTTCGCCATTTTTCCGACTTGATGCGACCACCGTTGACCGTTCCAATTTGATATTTCGCCTTTGGTATTGCAAGAACAATTATTTATCCTTGTCTCGTATATGCCATTGCGCACCGGCTTAATCTCAGGCGGAAACCACGGAGTCAGCTTCATCATATCGCTCCCATTAGGATTAGCACGATTATGCATATCACAGTCGCCCATACTATAGTATCGGCAACGTCGGACGGCTCGCGGATGTTTTTTACATCAACTCCGAAGTAGCGCGGCATCATGTAAGCTCTCCGTCCATCAGCGCGTCTAATTCATTTGCGATACGCCGGAGTAATTCGCCTCGCTCACGCAGAGATGCCCATTTGCGCGGCTCATTGAGTTGAACTATACCTGCCGCTTTCATACACGAATCCATGCCTTCAATGCGAAGTTGAAAAGCATATTGGCGTATAGATGCCTTAGTTATGCGCTTACTCACCATTTCTCTCCTTTTTCCTCATCCCGCACCCGCCGCGCATCGGCGCGAAGCTGATCACGTTTTGCGGGATTTTCGTCTATAAGCATGACTGGAGACGGGGAATGCTTGGCGAGGATGGCGCGAGCATTATCCAACCATAATGGATTTCTTCCAAGCGCTAGCTCATAGGTAACCGCGCCGAACAGTTCATCTACTAGGTCCGCTACCGCCGCAGCCTGTTCGCGCCTACCGATCTGGATTCCTTGCTTGAGAGATTCGGCTGCGACATTTTGTGCTAGTCTCAGTCCTGTTTCCAAGTATTGAATCATGCTTTCTTTCCCCTCGTTTTAACCTCACGCTCTAGGCCGCAGCGCAGACAGCGTTTTACGCGGCGCAGAATGAGCGGCGATTTATCGAACGGTACGCCGATGTCCTTGGCGTGACTCCAGCGATGACCCTTGACGCGGCACCAGATCGCACCGATTGAGTAGAAGTTCATTTCAGCACATCCTCGAAGCATTCATAGATCAGTTCGTTAAAGGCGCTCCGTGCCGCGCTCCATGCCGCGCTCCGTGACGCGCTCCATGCCGCGCTCTCTGCCGCGCTCCGTGCCGCGCTCTCTGCCGCGCTCCGTGCCGCGCTCCGTGCCGCGCTCCATGCCGCGCTCCGTGCCGCGCTCTCTGCCGCGCTCCGTGCCGCGCTCCGTGCCGCGCTCTCTGCCGCGCTCTCTGCCGCGCTCCATGCCGCTTCATCACCCGTAAGCAGCCATTCAAAAATTACTTGATCTGGCTCTGTTTCCCAATTATCCAGAACGGATAGCGCCTGCATTCTAGCGAAGTATCGCAGCGGTTCGGTTGCGTCCATCTTCGCAATGATCTTTCGCCGCGAGCAGACGCCCTTGCTTTCGTCTTGCTCCGTTACATTCTTGACTTCGACATAACAGAGTGTATCGCCCGGCGCATATTGCAGCGCATCCCAAGGCGTAGGCGAAAAGTGCAGGCCGCTTTTGCACATCTCCACTTTGCCGGTATATTCCAGCCACTCTCCCTCTGGCGGGATCGGTCTGCCATCGCGCAGAGTTGCGCCTACAAAGTGCCAGCCTCGGATCGGTTTATTCATCTTCATTTCCCCTAGTAATTAATTGGTACTCGCCGCCCGCTCTTTGCCAGGAAAGACGCCGAATGCGGGCGGCTTGAATGGATGATACAGAAATCAATTTTCATTTCAATTCGTTTGTTCTGATAGGCCCATTCACAAATCAAATGATCCGTTGCCGAAAGGTGTGCTTATAATTCGCGCCATGCAAATAGAAGTAAAAGTAGGCAACAAATGGCGTACCTGCGATGCCGCAATCGACGCTCAGGGCCGCGCTATCGTGAAACTGCCGCGACCTTATGAGAGTAAGATTTTCGGCAAGGGGAAGTGGCGCAATATATCCTGCGCCGATTCTTCAATCGGACTACATAAATGAGCAATTGGCTCGGGTGGTCGGAAGATGATCTGCGTAAGCATCAAGCTCGCATCAAGGCTGCGCCTGGCCGCATCATCAGGCCGATGGATAAGCCGGCACCCAATCCGATAGCGAAGGTCAAGGAGATGTCAGAGCATCAATCGCAGGTCGCGGTGTGCGAGTGGTGGGCATTCATCTGCACAAGCTACAGCCTGCCTGAATTCGCCTTGTATGCTGTCCCTAATGGCGGCAAGCGCGCGATCAAGACAGCGACCAATCTAAAGGCCGAGGGCGTGCGTGCTGGCATTCCTGATCTGTTCCTAGCGGCTAAATCTGGACGCGATACAACTGCACGCGGGCTATACTTGGAAATGAAGCGCCGACCGAATAAGTGCAGCCCGGAGCAGGTGGCTGTTATCGACTATCTTCGGCGGGCCGGATATCATTGCGTTGTAGCGTGGAATAGCGACGAAGCGATTCGAGCAATTAAGGAGTATCTAGCGCATTCAACAATTCAACAGGAGTATGCGAAATGAACGGCAAAGGTCTAGGCATATCAATCAACGCGGGCGGAACGAATAACAGCGTCCGGTTTAAGCACAATTTTACGGAGCAGGTATACTGCCCGCTGAAGATTCGCAAGTTTGCGCCGCTCGTATCGTTCCCATTTAAGCGGCATGATAGGCAGGCGGAAATGGATGCTTACCGGGCTATCTGGTCAGCGTGCAATCAGCCAGCATGAAAACCTACGAACCAATCCATCCAAAAGACGAGCAAGCAGCCGGCCTAGCTCGCGTCAACAAATACGCACAATTGCGCGCCGATCCCGCATATAGCCATTGAAAATCCGATAAGCATTATTAGCAGCCGAATCCGCAAGCCGGATCAGATCATTCAGCCTTGGCAGTTTGGCCACGGCAAAGTCAAAGCGACATGCCTCTGGCTGAAAAATCTGCCGAAACTCACACCGGCGAATATCGTCGCCGGTCGTCTGACGCGTTGCCATTTCTGGAGCCACCGTAGATTTCATCCACCGTCAAATCGACGGTGTCCAGATTCTTATCAATCATTGGCGCGACGTGGCCGTTCTCAATCGCTTCGCCTTATTCGATTGCGCCGCGTCGATCCATTTGAAGATTGCGGCCATGACTTCCGAGCAAACGCCGTTCCCGCACAGCTTCACCTTTTCCCGGCGGCTGCCGTGCGGCAGAAGATGCTCTTCGCCGCCACCCATCGCCTTGAGCAATTCGCTCGGTTGAAGCATCCTTAAATAGGGCTCCCCCTTTCGCCAAGTGACCAAGCCGAATCGGTCGATAGTGGTGACAGTGCGCAAGGGCACATCAAGTGTTTGCCAACCGCCGGCATAGTCGGAGCCGTAGTAGACAATTATGAACGGGACGTTTCGCCCTATCGCAGAAATCGCTCGATTGGCTCGTTCAAGGGTTCCTTTCGCCCTTCCCGCCTTGCGCAGACGGCCCGATAGGTACGGCGCTTCCCAATCGACGACATCATTGGCCGTGAGTGGCTTGTTGTCCGACAATACCAGCAGATCTTCGCGGGTAACCAGGGTACCCTTCCTGTCGCAGATCAAGAACATCCGCTTTCGTGCCTGGGCCGATCCAAAATCGGCAGAATTGAGGAAGAGATTGCTAACTGCGTACCCCAACCCTTCGATGGTCTCCACCAGTTCGTTGTACCTGTCCCACTTTTTCATCCTGTTTACGTTTTCGACAATGACCCAGCGCGGTTCCATCGACTCAATCCATGGAACGATACCGATTGCAGTCTCGCGACTACTTTCCGCCCCCGGCTTGGCTCCACGGGCGATAGAGTGCGCCGTGCACTCAGGGGAAGTCAAAAGAACATCCGGTCTGTAGCGCCGACCCAGTTTGCCGGCGTCCACATTTTCTATGTAGTCGGTAATGACATCCGATTTCGGAAAGTTGGCCTTGTAGGTCTTCGTGGCCAATTGCCATGCATCCAATCCCAACAAAGGCGTACCCCCACCCCGCACGGCGCCTCTGGCTCCGAATCCCCCACCGCAAAACAGGTCGACAAAGGTTGGCATCTGTTCCGTATGTTCACACGTGCGCGACTAGCTTACATCCAATGCGCGGTTACCGCGACAATTTGTCGGAATCTCCGCCCCCAATGCTCATAAGGATACCAGGTGAGCGTTAATTCTGCCAAGCTGAAGCAATCAGTCCTATGTCAACAAACCACGCCAGCCAACTCCGTGTGCTTGGAGCCGCCTAGTTGTAGTGATTACGCCTTGCCTTCCTTAGCCAGATCCTGGAGCAGTTGCTTTGCCAGGATCTCAGCCTGCGCCACGCCCCAGACAGTCTTGGGGTCCATACCAATCTGGCCGGCAATGTCCGTAAAGGACCGCTTCACGGACTGGTCCTGAATGAACTCGACGCAGCGCTTGGTCATGTGGCGCTTCTCGTCCAGGTCAGGCAGCGGTTGAAGGAACGTGACACCACAGGCGCGACAACGGTAGCGCTTGCGTATCAGGTTGACGCTCAGAGGCTTGCCCCACAGCGGCGCATCCCTGATGGTCTGGGCGCGAGTGCCGTGCTTGTAAAGCTCGCCTATCACGCCGCAGCTAATGCAGGCTTTAGGCTCAACGTCATACGAGCCTTCCACACGATATTCCCCGCTGACTTCTTTGCGGGAATGAATAGACCAATCAGGCATATAAGTGAACTGCGCTGCTCATGCTGTCACCTTCCAATCATGCGCTGCACCTTCTTGGTTGCGGCGGATGGCGATGGAGCCATCCTTGAAGTCCAAGATGGAGAAGTTGAAGGCGTCAGCCGGGTTGAGGATGTCGCGTTCATCCGGGCGCACCGACCAGAAACAGAAGTACGAAAGTTGGCCTGTATAATGGAACTCCGCGTATTCATGGAAATCCATCGCGTCGTGCCGGCTCGCTTCCTCGCGCTGGCTATAGCTTTCTACCCATTCCGCCTCAATCTCTACGAATTTCTGTGCCATGTTCATCGTTCTCTCCTTAGTAGATTCCACACTCAAATCCCTAGAAGGACTATGGCACACAATCATGGATTCCACCTAGGAACTTGCATGAAAGTTTTGGATGCGCGGATTAGGCGGGCTTATGCTTGACAATCGGATAATGTAGGCAGAAGATACGGGTTCTGGCCGTGATGGGCTATTGCAGGGATTACCTTTTGACTCTTTCCACCACCACCGCGCCCCATAGCCCTACGGTGCACTCTTTGGCCGTCCATCACCTATGGGTGTTTAGCGGTGGTGCTGAAAGGGGTTAGACATGGATCAAGCAACCGAGGCAAGGCTTAAAGTCCTCGAACAGATGGCTTACGCTTATTGGCGCTATGGAAAACAAAAGCGGGAATGGCTGGAAACGCACCCTTTTGCTACCCCGATGGCTATAGCAAAAGCCTTGATCGAAATAGCTGAAAAACTCGGCCTTTGACATGCCGATATTCGTCAAGAATTGGGCCAAATTCCAGCATTTCAGGAACCGCAGTTCGCCGTGGATTAAGCTGTATCGAGACCTCCTTGACGATCCAGACTGGCATAAACTTGATCCAAAAGCCGCAAAAACGCTAATAATGCTCTGGATGTCAGCTTTTGGACAGTCTGGCGAACTTCCAAAGGCGCACAAACTAGCGTTTAGGCTTAGAATGTCTGAAAAGGAGCTTAATCAGCAGCTTATCACATTAAATTATTGGCTGATACGAGATGATATCGAATTGATATCAAATGGATTTAAGATTGATTCTACAGAGAGAGAGGGAGAGGAGAAGAGAGGAGAGAGAGACGCGCAATCCGAATTGATATCAAAGTCTGGTCGAAAGCACAAACCGTTAGCGAGAACCATTCCTGATAACTGGATGCCTTCGGAGAACACGCTTAACCGCCTCGGGAGTGAATTCAAATTCACGAACGGAGACGCCGAAAGATACATCGCCGCTTTCTGCGATCAGTGCAAAGCCAAAGGTTACGAGTACCGCGATTTTGATGCCGCATTCTCAAACTGTGTGCGCCAAGATTGGCCCAAGTTCCGCAATGGATTGCGCACCATGCCCAAGAATCAAGACCCGCGCCGCCCGGAGTATTGACCCGTGATTATTCCACACAGCCAAATCCACGCCAAAGCCCGCGAGTTGTACGAATCCGGCGGTCTAAAGCCCGGACAGCGCACCGGCTGGCCCTCAGTCGATAAGCTATACACCGTAGCCATGCATCAGTGGACCATCATCACCGGAACGCCATCAAGCGGAAAATCCGAATGGCTTGACGCCCTCATGGTCAATCTAGCAAAGGGCGAAGAATGGCGCTTTTTTATCTTCAGCCCAGAGAATCAACCGCTCGCCCTGCATCATTCCAAGATCATTGAAAAGTACACCGGGAAGCCGTTCAATCCAGGCCCAACCCCACGCCTTGATCTGGACGAATTCGAGGAAGCTGAGAATTGGATGGCAGACAAGTTCTTTTTCTGCAAGCCCGAACATCCGGACATGGAATCAATTCTAGTCGAGGGAATCAATAGCATTTGCCATCCAGGCGCTGGGTTCAAGGCCGGCATCATCATTGACCCGTGGAACTTCCTCGAGCATCACCGGCCGCAATGGATGTCAGAGACGGAATACGTCAGCGATTGCCTTAGCCGCGTGATTGAACACGTTCGCGGCAATCCTGTGCATCTGTGGCTGGTCGCCCATCCTGCCAAGCAATCACCGAACAAGAACGGAGTCTATGCAATCCCTACGCCCCGTGATATATCAGGCTCTGCCCACTTCTGGAATAAAGCCGACAACTGCATCACGGTATGGCGCGATCAGACAGCACAACATTCCAGCGAGGTCGAGATACACCTTCAAAAAGTCCGCTGGAAACACATCGGGCATCAAGGCATTGCAAAGCTCGATTACGATCTCGTTACTGGCAGATACCGCGAGCAACTTGGAATGGCGAACTGGTATGAAAACAGAGTTTAGAACGGCGGGGGCTTGAAAATGTTGAAATGCAAAAACAAATCATTATCGTTTATGATAAAGGAGGGAAAATGTACCTGATCGCAGAAATCGGAATTAATCACAACGGCAGCGAGGAATTAGCGAAGGCAATGATAAAATCCGCTGCTGATGCAGGATTTGACGCGGTGAAGTTTCAGAAGCGCACGATTGACAAGTGCTATACAAACGCTTTCCTTGATTCTCCTCGTGATTCTCCTTGGGGTACAACGCAGCGCGAGCAGAAGATGGCGCTTGAATTCACGCGAGCGAAATATGATTTCATTCACAGCTATTGCCGTGACGTTGGAATTGATTGGAGCGCGAGTTCATGGGATATTGATAGCCAAGATTTCATCGCGAGTTATCATTGCGCGTTCAACAAAGTCGCATCACCCATGCTCAGCCATAAGCCGCTGTTGCATAAGATCGCCACCGAGGGCAAGCGCACGTTTATCTCTACCGGCATGTCCTTTCTACGCGAGATTGACGAGGCAGTAAATATATTCACACAAGCCAATTGCCCGTTCGAGTTGATGCATTGCAATTCCACGTACCCGATGCCGGACGATCAGGCGAACCTGCTGTGTATTCCGATGCTGCGCGAGCGGTATCAATGCGACGTGGGCTATTCAGGCCATGAAACGTCGCTCATCAAAGTCTGCGTTGCTGCTGCCGCGCTTGGGGCCACTTCAATTGAGCGGCATATCACGCTTGACCGGGCGATGTACGGCAGTGATCAGGCGGCGTCGATTGAAACGCACCACCTGAAAGACTTCGTTGAGGCTGTGCGCGCTGTGCCGGCGATATTGGGAAATGGTGTAAAGATGATTGCGGACAGCGAAGCGCCGGCGAGGGCGAAACTTAGACAGGAGGTAGCGTGATTAAATGGCTAAATGCGTTTAGGTGTTCGCCGCATAGCGTTTGCAGCATGTGCGGCGTTCATTTCGAGCCTGTTCCTGTTCAAGAGGAAAGGTGGAAGCGCTTGTGCGAGCAACATCGGCGTCCGTTGATTAATGAATGGCTACGCATGGAAATGGTTGCAGGATGGGCGCGTGACAATTGGATAAAACTGGAACCGATTATGGTAGAGGAGAAGCAGAAGGAATATTACAAGCGCAGAGCTAACTTTCACGGTTTATCGCAGTCAGAAGCCGAACATTATGCTTCCTAACAACGCGCCGCTCAAAGCTCATCGGCAACTACAGGAAACATTGCAAGCCAGTTAGGAGACGTGTTTTGTTTATGAACATCGCGCAGCTAAACATCGAGCTATCCAGCCGCTGCGACCGGAATACGCTGTGCGGCTTCTGCGGTCACCAGGATCGCAAGACGAATCCGAACCTCAAGCTCGGGGATATGGACTTCGCCATGCTTCAATCCATTGCCGAGCAGGTTCCAGCAGACACAATCATTTCATTTCACAGGGACGGAGACCCGCTTGTATATCCACGGCTCAGAGAAGCATTGCAATTGTTCCGCCATCATCCAACGAGTATTGTCACTCACGGCGAAGTATTGGGGCGTCGTGCTGCGGAAATAATAGACAACTGCACCACGGTCACGGTCAGCGTGATACCGAACGATAAGGACCGAACATTGCAGCTTGAGTCCGTGCGCGCATTCCTCGCCGCCAAAGGTGATCGACCGCCACAATTGCAACTGAAAGCGGTCGGTAATGTGGACGATATTTCGGCTTACGAATCCCTTGGCGTGCCGATCATCGGGCGTTCCCTGCACAACAAGCGCGTGAATCAGAACTATCAATCCGCTCCGTCCATCCCTGAAATCCGTGTCTGCTTGGACTTCCTCAGTCGCCCGACCGTGGACTGGCAGGGCCGCATGTTCTGTTGCAACCGCTTGGACACATCGGACGCTGGCCTGATCGGGGATTTGCGCCAGGACACGCTAAGGAATGTCTGGAATGGGCCTAGAAGGCGCGCAATGCTCGAAGCGCACCTCGCGGGAAGGCGCGACCTTGCGAACGCTCTATGCGCTTCCTGCACGTTTTGGGGAATACCGTCAGAAACTTGACAGTGTTGTAAATTCGGCATATAAAGCCGCTAATCCGCTTTGCCTTGGAGGCATCGTGTTCCGCCCTTTGTCCGACTACATCCTGGTTCGCCCCATTCCACGAAAGCAATCCGACCTGCTGTGGGTAGCGCCTGAGAAATTCAATCGCGGCGTCGTCCTCGCTTGCGGTCCTGGTGAGCGGCTCAAGAAAAAGAACGGTGAAGAGACCGGCGCAATCCGTCAGATGGAAGTTAAGCCTGGTGACTTCATCACTTACGGCGACCTGGATTGGATATTCCCCAAGTTCGACGAAGGCGGCGTTGAATATCGCATCTTGCAGGAAAAGGATGTGACGTTCATTTCCGAGCAGCCTTTCGAGCAGGCCGCGTAATGTCTGAGGCCGACGGCAGGTTTGAAGTAGGGAAAGGCGGTAAAGGCGCACCGCTCGGCAATCACAACGCGACGAAGAACAAGCCGTTCTGGGAAGCGGTAACGCGGGCGATTAAGCAGGAGGATGGCAAGCGCTTGCGCGAAGCCGCAGAGCAACTGCTGACAGCGGCAGCGAATGGCGAACCGTGGGCAATCAATACGCTGGCCGATAGACTGGACGGCAAGGCGCATCAAAGCGTTGATATCGCCAACCCGGACGGAACCGGGATATTCACGCATATCGAGCGCGTGATCCTAAAGAATGACAAAGCTTAGGATAGAGACTGCGCCCGCCTTCGAGTGTCTGCTCTATCCGGCCCGCTACAAGGGCGCACACGGCGGACGCGGTTCAGCAAAATCCCATTTCTTCGCCGGGTTGATGATTGAGGAAAACATCGCCCGCAAGCAGGATAATGTGTGCTTGCGCGAGATGCAGAAGTCTTTGCAATTCTCGGTTAAGAAACTGCTAGAGCAGAAGATTGAGGATATGAATGCGGGCATCTATTTCGAGGTGCAGGACAAGCGCATTCTGACCCGGCATAACGGCGTGATCATCTTTGAGGGGATGCAAAATCAGACAGCCGAAAGTATCAAATCGCTTGAAGCTTTCGACCGCGCATGGTTCGAGGAAGCGCAAACCGCGAGTCAAAAAAGTATTGATATCTTGCGCCCCACAATCAGAAAGCCCGGTTCAGAAATGTGGTTCAGTTGGAACCCGAACAAGGCGACCGATCCTGTGGATGCGCTTCTACGCAGCAAAGTTCCGCCGCCTGATAGCGTGGTTATCGAGGTAAGCTACCGTGACAATCCGTGGCTCCCTGATGTTCTGATTCAGGAAATAGCATATGACCAGAAACGTGATCTGGATAAGTTCGCCCACGTCTGGCTTGGTGGATATCAGAAGCATTCCGGAGCTAGAGTCTTTACAAACTGGCGCGTTGATGAGTTTGATTCTCCCGTCGGTTCATTATTTCGGATGGGAGCTGATTGGGGATTTTCGGTCGATCCGTCATGTCTTATCCGAGGTTACACGGAGGGACGCACCTTGTACGTGGACCATGAAGCCTGGATGATTGGCTGCGAGATAGACCAACTTCCAGACCTATTTGACCGTGTGCCAGATTCCCGCAAATGGTTCATCACCGCAGACAGCGCACGGCCCGAGACAATCAGCTACATGCAGAACCACGGCTACCCGAAGATAAACGCCGCGATCAAGGGGCCGAAGTCAATCGAGGATGGCGTTGAATTCCTGAAGTCCTATGACATCGTTGTGCATCCGCGCTGCACACACGTCATTGACGAACTATCGAGCTACAGCTACAAGATTGATCCGCAGACTGAGCAAGTGCTGCCGGTGCTTGAGGATAAGAAGAATCATACTATAGACGCGCTGCGTTATGCCTGCGAGGGATTGAGGCGCGCCCGCAAACCGGCTCCACCGCAGAAGGTGGAAGAACCTATGGGATGGATGAGTTAGGCTATGAACAACAATGACCCGTTTGTGTTGATGGCACGCACTGAAAAGGCAATGACAAAGCCTAATCTTGAATTGGACATGCTGCGCAACTTTTATGCTTGTTGGGAATCCCTGCATGATATCAAAGGAGATAAGCGTAATCCTGAGATAAGATCGCAATACGAAAATGCAGCGCAAGCCTTAGTTGACGCGGCGCATCCATTGCGGGCATTGAGGAAAGATAATGGCAACTGACGTACAAGAGGCAATTGAATTCCTGCGCGTTGCCAATGACGCGAGTTCGGACAATGTAGCGCGCGGCGAACTAGCCCTACGCTTTCGATACGGCGACCAGTGGCCTGCGTATGCTTCCGCCTCTCGTGGTCTGGAACGCCCGCAGTTGACGATCAACGAGACGAACACGTACATCAAGAAAGTCTGCAATCAGCAGAGACAGCAGAGGCCGAGGGGAAAGGCATCTCCGGTTGATAGCTTTGCCGATCCGAAGATTGCCAAGGTCATTACCGGGCTTGGAAGGCATTGCGAAGTGAATAGCGATGCAGACAATGCTTACGATACCGCATTTGACTTCGCTGCAACGATTGGCTGGGGCTATTGGCGCATTCGTACCGACTATATCAGCGAGGATCGGTTCGATCAGGACGTATTCATTGATGTGGTCAATAACCCGCTAGGCGTCCGGTTTGACCCTGATAGCATCCTGCCTGACGGTTCAGACGCCGAAAGATGCTTGCTGCCAACATGGATACCGAAGGCGCGATTCAAGAAAGAATGGCCCGGTGCGCAGCAGTCAGACTTCCAGATGGGCGATGGGAATAATGTACAGGATTGGATGACAACGAATGATGTATTGATTGCCGAGTTTTTCAAGGTCGAGCGCAAAGCCGCCAAGCTGGTGATGCTGTCTGACGGTAATCCGGTATGGGAAGATGAGGCCAAGAGACTGTACGAATCCGGCCTACTCGCCATGCATGGCCTTACCGTTGCAGGCGAACGCGACAGCTTCAAGCGCATCGTGAAGTGGGTAAAGCAGTCCGGTGCTGATGTACTTGAGGAAAAGACGCTACCGGGCCGCTGGATTCCAGTGGTTCCGGTCTATTGGTCAAGGGTTCGCATTGACGGCAAGGACGTTATCCGAGGCCTGGTCTATGACGCTATGGACCCGCAGCGCATGGTGAACTTCTGGCAGACTAGCATCACGGAAACGCTTGCCTTAGCGCCTAAGCCGAAATGGTTGATAGCTGAAGGGCAGGACGAAGGCCACGAGGTAGAGTGGAAGAATGCCAATATGTCAGCGACTCCGACACTGCGGTACAAGCCTACGGACGTAACCGGAAAGCCTGTAGCTCCGCCGCAGCGCATAGCGCCTGAGCCGCCCCCCTCTGGAGCGATAGAAGCCGCTTTCCTTGCCTCGCAGAACCTATCCCGTGTGATGGGCATATTCGACCCAGGCGTGCGTGGTGGCGCACAGCACAAGTCAGACAAGACGCTGAACGCAGAGCAAGGCCAGTCGGAAATGACTAACTTCGACGGCTACGATAATCTAGTCAGGTCGATCAAGCATAGCTGGCGCATCATGCTGTCCTACTTCCCTGTGGTCTATGACACGCAGCGAGCCGCTAGGATCATAGGTGCAGATGGGCGCGAGGAAATGGTTACGCTCAATGAGCGCACGCAGCAACGGGACGAGACCGGGCAGGCTATAGAAAAGGTGCTGAACGATATCACTGTAGGCACCTATGATGTGGTGATGGAAACCGGCCCGGGCTATCAGACGCAGCGCAAGGAAGGCGTTGTTGCAATGATGGAACTGTTGAACACGCCATTGGGTGAGAAAGTCGCGCAGGTTGGAGATGATCTTGTAGTCCGTGAAATGGACTTCCCAGGCGCTGATGTGCTCGCCGACCGCCTAGCCGCGGCTAATCCTCTAAGCCAAGTGGACGAAAAGAGCGATATACCGCCTAAAGTACAGATGCAGTTGAAAGCGCAAGAACAGCAGATTCAGCAACTACAGCAGCAATTGCAAGCTGCTGGCATGGAAATCAAGTTCAAGGCAGGGATTGCCGACAAGAAGAATCAGACTGATCTAGCTAAGGCGCACATGGCCGCAGTAACCAAGGTGCACGACACAGAAACGTGGGCCGCGCAGGATAGCAAGCAATCTGACAAAGACAATGAAACGAAAGTGCTAGTCGAGGAAATCAAGGGCCATATCGCCCTTCTGCTTGCGAGGATTGATGAGCGTACAGCAGAGAAAACCGCAGAGAAAGCTGAGAAATCCGAGAAACAGGAGGCAACACAATGACTGATGCAGTAGAAGTACAAGCCCCGCCGATTGGTGCCGTAGAAGGGCGTCCCGGCGTGACAGTCGTAACGCAAGAGAATTGGAACGGTTACGTTGATCAGCAAGTCGGCGCGCCTGCCGAGGTTGTCGTAAATGATGATCTCGAGGAAGTTGCAGCCGCAGAAGCCGCGGTTATTGAGGAACAGCAAGCCGCCGCGAAGGTTGAAGCAGAAGCGCCTAAAGAGGGAGACATTAAAGGCGCGGACGTATTCTTCAAGGGTAAATGGGTAAAGAAGCATGACTTCAATTACCGCGTCCACCTGAAAACCGGGGAAGCTAAGGCCGAACTACAGGCCAAGATAGACGCAACAGCAGCCGAAGCCAAGACAGCCAAGGAAACCGCCGCTACCGCCGCCAAGGAGCGTGACGAGCTCCGCGCCAAGTATGAGCCGCCCGCATCGCTTGATCCTGGCGCAGAGCCGAACGAAGCCAATTATCAGGATATGGCGAAATTCAAAGCAGACTATCGTGAATGGGCAGCTAAATCTGCGCGAGCCGAGGATTCAAAGCAGCGTCAGGAAGCGCAGGCAAAAGCAGATACAGAAGCAGCGACGAAACGCTGGCGGGCATCTGAGGCAGAACTGACCGCAGAAATACCAGACTATGCGCAACGGCTTGCCAATGCTCCGGGCGCAGCTATCGGCGTATCCAATGAATTACGCGACGCCATTTTCGATAGCGACAACGGGCCGCGCCTGCGCCTGCATTTAGCCGAGAATCCGGAAGTCTTGCGGGCGTTGCTCGAAATGCCGGTAGGTAGAATGATGAAACAGGTCGGAAAACTAGAGGACTCTATGGGTAAAGTAGAAGTCGCTCCGGCCAAGAAAGGCAATACGCTGGCCGATGTGCAAATGTCTAAGGCACCCGCGCCAATTACTCCTATTCGTGGGGGCAATGTTGTCACCGGCCTGAAGATCGACGCGGCAGGAAATTGGACCGGAACACCAGAGGAATTCAAAGCAGCGAGGCTGGCCGGAAAGATCAAGTAGTGGTCACAATTATTCCGGCGCGGGGCGGCAGCAAGGGGCTACCCGGTAAAAATATCCGCATGTTCTGCGGCAAGCCGCTCTTAGCGTGGTCAATCCTGCAAGCGCCGGAACCGGTCTATGTTTCCTCGGATGACGATGAAATCCTGGCCGTAGCGCGTGAATATGGGGCCACAGGCATCAAACGACCGCCTGAGCTTGCCACTGATACCGCCTCAAGCGAAAGCGCGTTGCTGCACGCCCTAGACACGATTGGCGATGTGGATAAAGTCGTATTCCTGCAACCTACTTCGCCTCTTCGCTGGCATACGGACGCAGTCCGGGCGATCAAACTATTCGACGATAGCGGCGCGGATTCACTCTTTTCCTGCTGCGAATTGGAGGATTTCTGCGCGTGGACTGAGGATAACGGAACCTTACGCGGATTGACATTTGACCCGTTCAATCGCGGCCGTAGGCAGGATCGCAAGCCGATCCACCTTGAAAATGGTTCAATCTACATCTTTAAGCCTGAAGTCCTACGAAAAGGCAACCGGCTAGGCGGGAAAGTGGTGCGTTACCCTATGCAATACTGGCAATCTTTCGAGATTGACGATCAAGAGACGTTTGACCTATGCCGCTTCTATTTCAGGCGCAAGGAACTAGACCTATGAGGCTCGTCAATTTCAATGGGCAGTTGATTCCGGAGTCGCGCGCCAAGATTAGCATTTACGATTCAGCGCTCATGTTTGGTGACATGGTATTCGAGATGACGCGCTCATTCAACGGCAAGCAATTCAAGCTGCGCGAGCATCTGGAGCGCCTCTATTCCGGAATCAAGATACTGCGTATTCCTGTCGGTATCGACATTGACGAAATGGAACGCCGCTGCCACGAAACACAAGAGGCTAACCAATTCGCTCCGGATGATGAGCATCGGCTGATGATAGATGTTTCGCGTGGAACGCTAGGTATATATCAGGATGTGGTCGGGCTACACAAAGGCCCGAATATAATCATTTCCGACTTCCCATTGCGCTGGACTGTTGCCGGCATGGGCCATCTTTTCGATTCCGGCATCAATGCGGTTATTCCAAGCCAGCGGGCCATACCGGCGAGCTTGCTTGACCCTAAGATCAAGAACCGCAGCCGGATTCACTATCAGATGGCAAATATCGAAGTTTCGCAGACTATGGGCGAGGATAATTGGGCGCTATTGCTTGATCCTGATGGAAATATTGCAGAGGGAACGGGGGATAACTTTTTCATCATCAAAGATGGTTCCCTGATAACACCGGAACCGCGCAATATTCTGAGGGGGATTAGCAGGGATTACGTTATGCGTTTAGCTGGCTTGCAGGAATTGGGTTTAGAAGTAGTGGAGCGCAATATCAGCCCTTACGACGTATATACCGCCGATGAAGCATTTATGACTGGCACGCCGTTCTGTATGCTGCCGGTCTGTACGCTGAATGGTATTCCGATTGGATGCGGCACGCCGGGGACATACTATCAATCGATCCTTGGATATTGGTCAACTTTCGCCGGCGTGGACATAAAAGCACAAATCAAGGCTTGGGATAGCGGGAAAGCGGGAAATGGCCCAACTCCGTACCAATTCGCCTAGATGTTGACAATTCGACAGTTTAGGCATTTAATGCCGTAATTGCAGCGGTTTCCGGCGTCCCTGCCGCCATAGTTTCATTACGCCCGCCCAGCGTCACCGGGCTTGCGCGATTGCTCCGTGAGATTTGAGCTAAGGCTTACTTTCTCAACTTTTGGAGCAATCCGCAATGGCACAAGATACCCTTCTAACCATTTCCATGATCACCAACGAAGCGTTGATGGTTCTGGAAAACGAACTTACCTTCGCGGGTAATGTTTCGCGCAAGTACGACGATTCATTTGGAATCGACGGCGCGAAGATTGGCGACACAGTCAATGTCAAAAGGCCGCCGCGCTTCATCGGCACCAGCGGCCCCGCGCTGAACGTCGAAGATTATAACCAGAC